CGGCCCACATCGGCTCTCCAGCGCTCTTCGTCCCGGCACCCTTCGTGACGCCCCTGTACGTGACCGCCGCAAGTAACGTGACGACCGGCAACACCATTTCGGTCCAATCGAACGTCCTTTCGGGCAACGTCTTCTGGGTCGAGTCTGGCGTTCCCATCGCTTCGAGCAACGCGGCGTATGGTCAGGAGGTGGGTCCCCTTCACCAGGCCAAGATTATCCTCAACGGCACGGACCGTTTCGTGCCTCAGTACGGCAAGTACTTTAACCAATATCAGCCTTACGTGTACCATTCGGGCATTCCTTACCCGGGCATCTACGTGTATTCGTTCGCCCTCAAGCCCGAGGAGCTGCAGCCAAGCGGCACGTGCAATTTCAGCCGTATCGATATTGCTCAGATTTCCGTCAATCTAAAGACGGGTATGCCCCCGCTGAATCAGCGTATGTTTGCGGTCAACTACAATATCCTTCGTGTCCAATCTGGTCTCGGTGGTCTTGCGTTCGCGAACTAAAGAAATACGTAATACTAATAATAGGTTGATGCCCTTTGTATACTCTATAAAATGCAAAATAGAACCATTCCATGAATACATAGGTCAGACGGTCCAGGACGACTTTCAGGTGCGTCTGAACGGTCACATGGCCGATGTGAATAACGGACGCAAGAGACACTTGTACAACGCTATTCGTTTGTATGGATGGGACCAATTTACGATTGAAATTCTTTACAGTTTTCCAAAAGAGGGGAACTGGAAAGAGCGTCTAGACGAGCTGGAGATTCAGGAGATTTCTCGCCGTGGGACCTTAGCTCCACACGGGTACAACAACGAGACGGGTGGAAACAGGAACAAGGTCCTTCACGAAGATACGAAGGAACTCATGAGTTCCGTGAGGTCAGGGGAGCGCCACGCGATGTTCGGGAAGCACCATACGGAGGAGGCTCGGGAGTTACTCAAGGAGGCGAACGCCAAGGCGGTTCAGCAATGGTCCAAAGACGGAAAGGAACTCATCAGGACGTTCGAGTCGGTCGAGGAGGCATCACGTGAGTCTGGGGCGGTTGTGGAACACATACCAAAAGTATGCCGAGGGGAGCGCAAAACGACGGGAGGGTTTCATTGGAAGTTTGTGAACCCCGATGATGTTCAGACAAATAAACCTCTCAAGTTTACAAAAATTCAGCAGTGGTCTTTTGACGGGAAGACTTTGATACAAGAGTTCGACACACTTCGGGAGGCTTCAGAAAAGACGCATACGGATCGTTCAGGTATAAGTAAATGCTGTAAAGGCAAGGGGCGATCTGCGGGTGGGTTTAAATGGAAAGCCGTCTAAATTTTTTTCTTGGGTACTAGTACCAAAGCGAATCATGGCTGGCGGCCTTATGCAACTGGTTGCTTACGGTGCTCAGGACGTTTATTTGACCGGTCAGCCCAAGGTGACTTTCTTCCAGGCTGTGTACAAGCGCCACACCAACTTTGCGATGGAGAACATCCAGCAGACGGTTAACGGTACCCCATCCAACGGTGGCCGTGTGTCCGTGACCATCGCCCGCAACGGCGACCTGGTCGGTGACATGTACATCCGCCTGCAGCCCACGCAGCTGAACAGCTCCAACCTGACGTCGAACAACAACAACATCGACATGTGCTGGGTTGCTGAGCGCTCCGTGGTGGACATTGAGCTGACCATCGGTGGCCAGCGCATTGACAAGCACTACCAGACCTGGTGGCGCCTGTACGCCGAGCTGTTCCTCTCCGAGTCCGAGAAGATCAACTACGGCAAGCTGACCTCTTCCAGCTCCGCCTTCTACGACACCGTGAACCCCAACAGCGTGTACCTGCCCCTGCTGTTCTTCTTCAACCGCAACCCCGGCCTGTACCTGCCCCTGATTGCCCTGCAGTACCACGAGGTGCGTCTGGACTTCGACCTGACCAGCTACTTCACCCTGTACTTCGGCACCAGCGCCGTCTTCGAGGTGTGGGCCAACTACGTGTACCTGGACACTGAGGAGCGCCGCCGCTTCGCCCAGAAGGGCCACGAGTACCTGATCGAGCAGGTGCAGCACACCGGCGGTGACAGCATCACCGCAACTGCCGGCGGTGTGTCCAGCAGCCCTGCAGGTGCCCAGACCATCCGTCTGTCCTTCAACCACCCAGTGAAGGAGCTCATCTGGTGCTACACCAACACCAGCTCCACGGCGTACAACTCCCTGTGGAACTTCTCCACCAGCGCTGCTAACGTGAACGTGACCTGCGGTGCCGCCGGCTACCTGGCCCCGGGTGCAATGCCCCACACCGTTGGTGCTCCCCGTCTGTACTCTAACCTGAGCGTGACTACCGCAACTGTCGGCTCCAACACCGCCACTGGCGTCTTCTGGGTCGAGGAGGGCTCGTCCAACGTGTCCACCGTCCCCGTGGAGGTTGGCCCTCTGTACAACTTCAAGCTGGTGCTCAACGGCCAGGACCGCTTCAAGGAGCAGGCCGGCAAGTACTTCAACCAGTACCAGCCTTACGTGTACCACAGCGGCGTGCCATACCCAGGCATCTACGTGTACTCCTTCGCCCTGCAGCCAGAGGAGCACCAGCCAACCGGCACTTGCAACTTCTCTCGCATTGATAACGCCCAGGTGGCTATCAACATGAAGGGCAACTACACCACCCAGCTGCAGAAGATGTTCGCCGTGAACTACAACATTCTGCGCATCCAGTCTGGCATGGGCGGCCTTGCCTTCTCCAACTAGACGCCGTGCAATTTCAGAACAAAATCAAAAAAACGGGCAGGAGCAAACAGTCGTTTGCGACCGGGCTTCGGCCCCAAGAGTGTACCCACACTCCTGGAGTCGAAACTAAAAATTTGGGTATATTAATGAGTTCTCCTGGCCCGGCTACAGTCATCAATTTGACACCTGCTTTTACGTGTCTAGGTGCCGGATCACAAGCGTCAATGGACCTCTTTGCCATTCCTTGTACGTTGATTTGCTGTATTATCATTGGAATTCTCGCCATGAATTCAAAGAACCCGCAAGGGGGTACTTCGGGTGTTGGATGGTTTCTCTGGTTTGTGGCTTCCTGCTGTGTATGCAGCTGTGTTTCGGGAATAATGGATTACATGAAACAGAAAGCTATACTTGATTCTCAATGTGTAACACCAGCTCCTAACGCGAAATAATCTGCCACTTGGCCGAATCGGCCGAAAACTCCTCTTCAATGATGGACATGCACTTTTCAGGATTGAAATGTGGTGAACAACAAAACACGTCCAGGTAAATCCTGTTCAGTTCCGGGTACGTATGTGCACTGAAATGGCTCTCGGCCAGAACCAGAACGCCCGTCGCCCCGTGAGGCTCAAATTGGTGAAAAGCTCTGCTCACGACTGTGAACCCGCACTTTTCAGCGATTCGATTCATAATTCCCTCGAGATGGTCAACACATGAGACCCAAATGCCATCGATGTGTCCTACGAGGTGGAGGAAACTCTTCATTACCCATCTAAGGGTGGCTGATTTTATATACAATTAGACCGAGAGCAAACACAATGTACAAAAGACCGAAGAAACGACGGCCCATCTTGTTATCGGTTTGCGTGCCCGCCTCGACAAAGTTGCTGATACCAAGAGCGGCCAACATGAGAACCAGTAGGACCATGAAAGCTAGATCCGACTTAGAGTCAGCCATTTATATATTATTACAAAATAAATGGACTCTCTGTCGGGCCCTGAGCTTGTCAAGTACATTCAGAAGATGAATCCCGAGGCGAGTATTGAAGAGGTTCTTGAAAAAACACGGGCTGTGGCTCTTCAACGAATTTTCGTACAAATTGAGAAGATTGAGTACATGACTCCTATGGACCTCCTGGAGGACCTATGTACTTTTGATCTGTCTCTTGAGGATACAAAGACGATCATGCAGATGTGTGGAGGTTCTGCCAAACTCCTAAGTGAATCACGGTCATTTGAAGTTATCTATGAATACATGTCGTCTAAAGGCGACCGTACCCGTAGTTACTGCTGGTGTTGGAAACGAGGCTAACTTGAGTATACCAAAAGTACAAAAAGTACAGACCAGTCACAACCAGTAAAGTTGCCCTGATGACCTCAGAAGCAATCTGGCGCTTGTTCTTGTCAAGCATGCTCTGGAGACCTATGAGGATCA